GCTTTCACCCTGTATTCTCAGTCCACCAATCAGTATGTCCTCATTGATCACCATGCTCACTGGTGGTGGATTTGGTGCCGCATCAATGTCTGCCAAATTGCCACCATGGTGTATTTTAACAAAATACTTGCCTGCTTGATATGGCATGATGCCATTGAAACTGGATAATATGCTTTTAACATTGTTGAGTAGGCTGGAGCCACTGTCCAATACACCATCAAACTCACTGAACTTGCCAGAGGTGCTGGATGTGTAAGGCACAGTTTGACTGCACTGTTGGGCCGCTTCTTGTATGCTGGTGAAATCAAAATAATCATTGCTCAATCCCTTGCCATATCTTGGATTTCTAAGATAATCCAACAACACGTTGACTGGATTGGTTGAAAAAACTTCTGTTTCACTGGCGTATGCTGTGCTGTGTGCCAGTGTGCTGGTTGTAGGCAGTTCAACGGACCAAGCCACTGTGCCAACTGGTGTTGGTCCTTGGGCTGATGGAAAAGGTCCCACTGTTGATGTCAATTGTATTTGATATGCACCAGCACTTGGTATTGCAATTTGTTCGTCTATGAATGCTGTTGCTGGTGTGGCGTCCGACGTTGACACTGCATTGAATGGTCTTCCATCTGTGTTGGAGTTGAATATTTCAGAGCCATCAGAAACCTTTGTCACCGCATATTGAGCAACCACCCTAACATTGTCTCCTGCTGTGTTGTCTCTGACACTGGCTGTGTTTGCCATTTTGATATTAACCACTGCGTTGCTGGCTGTGGTAGTAAGAAACACATTGGCTGTGTAACTTTCACCATTTCCCACAGGTATCTTTGTCACGTTGGTTCCGCTGGCAAAATTAGCCACGTGTGCCACAGTGTTTGTGGTTCCGCTTGGTCCTGCGTTGTTGGACGCTGTAATTCCACCTTCAAATGCCTGTGTGTATCCTGATGTTACATCAAATACTTTTCTACCTTTCATCCTCACGTTGATTTTAGGTATGCCTGATCTGTAAGGATTGTTGTCTGCGTCTTCCTGTGATTCAATCTTCTTCCATTCAAATCTACAAGCCAAATAAGCAATACCTCTCAGTCTGTGATTGGAACCCCAACCTGGTGCTTCATCCAATAAAGTTGACACAGTCTGATCGTCTCTGCCATCAAAGAACTGTGTTTTAAGTTTGTCTGCATAATCACCTGAACTTGGTGTTGCTTGGGTGCCGTGTGCATAACTGCTCATTGGCACATCCACGTCGTCTATGTAAATTTTATCTATGCTGTTTACCTGTCCTTCAGCAAGAGCAAGTGCCACATACAAATACTGATTGGTTGAACCATTAGTGGATACAAAAACTCTAAAGCCTCCCAGTCTTCTCTCGCCATACACAACTGGTATGTTGCCCACACCTGAATCTTTGTTTACAAGTGGTCCTAAAATTTGTTCGCTTACTTGTCCTCCAGTGCCATCTCCACCAGGCACATCAGGCATCTTAAATGGTGACGCAACAATATCAACAACAGATTTGAATGTGTCTGTTACAAAATCAATTGCATCATCGGCTTTTTCTTTAATCTTATCCCACCACTTGCTGAGTATTCCCATTATGTTAACATCCTATACATTGTTTGTGGTTTGGCTAAATTTACGATTGTTTTTTCAAACACAGGACAATCATTACACAGTGTCCAATTGTCGGTGGTTTTTATGTTGTCAATTCCAAACACAGCAAAAGTTCTTACCATGTGTCTGAGCATTTTTACGTAATTTTCTTCAGTTCTAAATTCAGGTAAAATGTAGATTTGATCTACCATGGCAAACCCTTTTTCTTCGTAAGCATACTGTCCAACGTCAGTGAACACAAAACCTATCAAGGTGTTGAGTTTGAACAGTCCAAAATCAAAACTTTGTAATTTTTTAACCAAACTGTTTTTTAGTTGTCGTATCAATATGTCTTCTTTGATGTTTTCAATGCCTTTCTCTAGCAAACAAACCTTTGTTATGCCAAACAACTGTTGTATGTCTCTTTCTTCTAGTCTTTTTATTCTGTAATCATTAACTTGCATTATGTTCTGCCCCATTTGATGTCTGTTTGTATCTGTGGTGCGAATTCAAAACCCACATCACTTGAAAAAAATCTTTGTTGGCTGTCACTGTTGGTTCTTCTGCCTGAAATTTTATCATAATCAGCAAACTGACTACCCACGTTGAAAGACAGTGAAGCTGTTTTTGGTGATTCACTGATTGAAAAATCTTTTATTCTGCCATCAAAATATTGAAACACTTTGGTTGAGTCAATGGCATAGTTTTCATCCAACACTGCTCTGTAAATTACCACACGTCTGTCTATGTATTCATTGTTCAACACATAACCCAGTGTGGTATAATCAACAGCAGTAAAAGCCACCCTCATTGATCCTATTTTTATGTCTTTTGATTCTTGAACATTGCCTAGTCCTAAAAATTGTCCTTGTGCAAGGTATGTGTTAGCACCTGAATCTGGTGCTGTTGCACTGTCATAGGAAAGATCAAGAAAACTGTTGTTGAAATACACAGCAGTTGACAAATGTATTTCTATTAGATCCGCGACCCTTTGCTGTTGTCCGGACAATGATGTTATCAGTCCTGATGAAAGTGACCTTGGCATTAGATGTCCTCTCTAACCGTTATCGATATTGTGCTTGTCCCGTCTGTGTTGGTTTTAAATGTTGTTTTGTCGTCAGCCAAATAAACTTTGAACGGAACATTGTTGTAAACCACTGTTGTGCTGTTAGTAATAGCAGTAGTTAATGGTGGTGAAATGTGCAAGAAGTCCTCTGTGCTTGAGTCTTGATTGATGTCCTGAACCAGCATATACACCTTGTCATGATTTGAAAATTTTATGTAGTCTCCAGCCTTTAATGAACCTGATCCACCCTGTGAACTCACACGGCTTACACCAGCGGCAAAAGTTGCTGTGATTGTTGGTGTGCCACTAGCATTGGTGCTGGCAGTTGATCCATATATGGGTGGAACAATAGTAAAATCTGAAAATGATCCTTGTTGTTTGACCAAAAATGAATACAAAACACCCAACTCTTCTCTGTTGAGTGGTTTACTTTGTAGTTGCATCGTCCAGTATTGTCCACCTACTGCTTTCCTTTGTGTTCTTCTGCTGATACTTTCGCTAATTCTTGTGGTGTTTGAACTTGATATTTCTGCTGACGCGAAAAAATTAGTTGATAGTGCGTCAGATGTTGTTGTTGTGCTACTCATTATACTAGACTCCTTTGACCGTTTTCATTTAGTGCTTCATTTATTACACCAACAATAGTATCTCTTCTCTGCACCAGTAATTCGTCAAAACTTTGTGCATCTGTGGCTGTGACATTGAAATTTACATTTACTTCTGTTTGTCCTCCTGACTGACTGTTTGGTTCTATCATGCCTGTGGAACTGGGTCTAAATGTTTCAGGTCCATTTTCTCCCACTGTGTATGTTCTGCCTGCCATAACCTGTCCACCAAATTTTCTGCCTGGATATGTTTGTGCTTTAATGGCACTTACCTGTGCCATACCTGCGGCGAAAATTGCCGCTCCTGTAATAAATCCTAGAGGTCCTCCCATTGCAAATGCTTTGGTAACACCTTGTGCCGTGTTGGATATTGCTTCTGCTATCTTAACTGCTTTCTGTATTTGAAAAAACTTTTTGTTCTGTGATGCAAGTAAGTCTAACGTGTCTCGACTGGTGCTGATAGCAATTTCTTTCTTTTCCTTTTCAGTGACACCTGTTATATCTGCTTCTTTGAATTTGCCTTGTTTGAACAGGTCTATGCCTCTTCTTCGTATTGCATTTCTCTTTTTCTCTTCCTCAGCATATAATTTAATTCTTTCATTGGTAGCATCTTCCTCTACCTTGTTAATTAAGTCGGTGTATTTCTCATAGTTGTCTACATCAACAGATCTAATGGCTTCTAATTTGCTAATTCTTTCTTGTTCTATACGTAAGTTTTTAGCCAGTGCATCTTCACCCAAGATACCCATAGCATCCAAAAATGATTTTTCTTTGGTAAGCAAGGCTTGTATTGCCGCCTCTTTGTCCATGATTCGTTTGGCTTCTGCTTTGTTTGATTCTGAAACATTGTCTCCGATGGATCCTTCACTCATCTCTTCTGAAAGTCTAAGTGTTTCTTTCTGAACCTTGTTGAATTCTTCTTGTGCCTTGGTTGCATCTGATGTCTTGTTGAAATAGAATGCCAAAGCACCACCTACTGCTAATACACCTGATAAAATTTTAATAAATGGATTTTTGCCCATTACCACATTAAGCACCCCCATTGCTGTGGATGTGTTTCTAATTGAATTTGCAAATGTTAAAAACATAGCAGTGGTTTTGCCAATTGCCAATGCTACCAATGCCGTTTTAACCAACACAAAATTGTCGGCTAATATCTTAACTGCGTTGCCTGTGGTTATAACCGCTGTGGCTAATGCACTTCCTAGACTTTTTGCTATGTCATCTATCTCTGCCGCGTTGTCTGCCAGTGCTTTGTCTAGTTCACCAAATTGACTTGTTAATGCATCAATAAATTCTTTGCCAACTATTCTTTGGAAGTTGAACAACTTATCTTGTAACATTGACACTGTTCCATCAAATGTTTTTGCTAGTTCTGTTGCCGCTGAACCAAACTCACCACCTGGTCCAAAAACTCTTTGGAATGCCGCCGCCGTTTCTTCTACTGTTACTTTGGCACCTGCTTTGAATCCTAATAGTGCATTAACACCTTTTTCTCTTAAAAGATCCGCCGCACCTATACCACCTGATAATGCTCTTTGTAATTGTTCACCTGCTGTCTGAAAATCTAATCCTGACACAGCCGCCAAGTTACCTGCTATTTCTAAATTTTTACCTAGTTCTTTTGCATCAACTGACACAACTGCCAAGTTACCTGATGCCGCCGCTATTTGATCCAGTGAGAACGGCACTGTGCCTGCAAAAGCAGTTAATGTTTCAAATGCTTTGGCACCTTCTTGTGCTGATCCAAAAAGGAACTTAAATCTTAATGATAGGTTTTCAACACTACGTCCAACGTCTATGAAACTTTTAACAAGTTTGCCTGCTCCTAGTGCCGCAAAGGCTCCCGCCGCAAGTTTAGCCGCCGAAGCAACGTTCATCGAAGATTTGCCAACTTTACCCAGTTTGGCTTCTAGTGCATCTAATCGTTGTGTATTTTTTGTTAATACATCAACAATCAACTTGTTAGACATCTTGTCTATCTCCTATTCGTTTTGGCCTTTGTTTGCCTTGCCTGCCTGTTAGCGGCATCCTGCTCGATTCTTATCCAGCTGGCCCAAAGATCCAGTTCCAATGTTGTGAGCTCCATTATCTCCGCGACAGATTTTTTTAATCTGTCTGCTAACAATAAGATAAAACCCAAGTCAACACTGGCCTTTATTCCTTTACGAGATCCTCAATTTTTGCTCTTTGCTCAATATTGTTAATCTCGCCTACAACCCTCACAATAATTGATGGATCAGCCTCGTTCATTAGGCTTAATCTGTCAAATGTAGTGAAGATCTTTTTTCCATCCTTGTCCAAAGCCTTGACTAACAAACTTTCAACCAAGGCATCAACTGTTTTGCCTTGTGATTGTAGTTCAATTATTTTAGACTCTTCTCTGAAGGGATATGTTTTTCTACAATAGATCTCCATATCCCACTCAGGGATCGATACTTTACTCATTTCACCACTTATAGCATTTTGATAGTGTTGAGCTATCTTGCTAATAGGTGATTCCTTCTTTACTGTTTGATTCATTTGAATCTCCTTTGCTTGTTGGCAACTTCCCTAATGGCAGGTCGAGTCATACCCTTAGGTGATTGGTTTGAATAGCCAGTGTTAAGACGGTTGATATACGGTGTATCATTTGTTGCTTGATACCTCGTCTTTCTACCTGTCAATCTCCAGTTGGATCTAGCACGACCGGATCTCTTCGGAGTTTCTCTTTTCAATGTTTTGAAAAGATCATTGGCTATAAGGCGAACCATCTGAGCAATATCTTTTTGAAGCCCAGTGATTACCTTTTTGCTGTTTGGTGACTTAACTGTAAACACAATTTTATAAAAATATATTATGCGGGTTCTTTAGTTAATCCACCTGTTCCTTGGAAAGAGATTGAAGCCTCTACCATACCGTCAAAGTTTGACGTTATAGAGTGACCTGTTACAATTATCTCTCCATATAGTTTAGAACCTGTAGTCTCACCTGATGGATATATT